CGCAAAGAAGGTTATCGCGTGGTTTAAGCGCAACCTCCGGCTCAACGGCGGGCAGTTTGAGGGCATCCCTTTCGTGCTGCACCCAAGCCAGGCATTTCGCGTGGGCTCGCTCTTCGGCTGGAAGCACAAGGCGACCGGGCTGCGGCGCTTCCGCCGCTTTTATGACGAAGAGGGCAAAGGCAACGGCAAGTCACCCATGCTCGGAGGCATCGGGCTTTACCTGATGGTCGCCGATGGTGAGCCGCGCGCCGAGATCTATTCAGCCGCCGCGAAGAAGGAGCAGGCGCGGATCCTCTTCGCCGATGCCGTGGCCATGGTCGAGCAATCGCCCGCGCTCGCGAGCCGCGTCTCGATGCAGGGCGAGAACCCGGTCTGGCAGCTGACCTATCGCGGCAAGGATGGCGGCAAGCGCTTCTTCAAGCCCATCGCCAATGAGGCGAAGTCGGGCGGTCAGTCCGGGCCCCGGCCGCACGCCGCCCTTTGCGATGAGGTCCATGAGCACCCGAGCCGCGACACCATCGAGATGCTGGAGCGGGGCTTTAAGTTCCGCCGCCAGCCGCTTCTGTGCATGGCGACAAACAGCGGGTCGGATCACAAGTCAATCTGCTGGGAGGAGCATCAGCATGCCGTGCGCGTCGCTGCGGGGATCGTCGAAGATGACACCACCTTCGGCTTTGTCTGCTCGCTCGATGAGGGCGATGACTGGGAGAATGACCCCAGCTGCTGGATCAAGGCCAACCCGCTTTTGGGCGTCACGATTCAGCCCGACTGGCTGGCACTGCAAGTCGACCAGGCAAAAAAGATGCCGGGCAAGCGCAACGGCATCGCGCGCCTGCACTTTTGCGAATGGACCCAAGCCGCGACGGCGGCGATCCGGCGCGAGGCCTGGATCGCCTGTCGTGGCAGTGTCGATGAGGAAGAGATGCTCGAGCAGGGCTATCCGTGCTTTGGCGCGCTCGACCTCAGCCAGACCCGCGACTTCTCGGCGCTGACCCTTCTGTGGATGATCGACCCCACGCGGGACGCCGAGCGTTTCGCGATGAAGACGTGGTTCTGGACGCCGGAAGCCACGCTCGCCACGCGGGCAGCGGCGGACCAGGCTCCCTATCTCGACTGGGTCCGCCAGGGCCACATCGAGGCGGTGCCGGGTGAGCGGCTCAAATATGCCTGGATGGCCGATGCGATTTCGCGGCTCAACGCGAAGTTCGCGCCGCAGACCATCGGCTGCGACCAGTACGGGCTCGAGCGGCTGCAGGAGCACCTCTCCGATCTGGGCGTCAGCCTGCCAGTCGAGATCCACCCGCAGGGTTTCCAGAAGCGGATCCTCGACAAGGACAAAGAAGCACCCGAGGGCCAGCAGGAAATCTACCTCTGGATGCCCGACAGCATCAATAAATTCGAGGCCGCGCTCTATGACGGGCGCGTCCGGATCGACCACAACCCGCTGCTCGATTCAATGGCAGCCAGCGTCGTTTACGCTGAGAACCGCACGGGGCACCGCATGTTCGACAAGCCAAACGCCTTCGGGCGGATCGACGGCATGGTGTCTTCGGCCATGTCGGTCGGGGTCGCGCTCTGCCGTCCGCCACGAGAGGACGAAAAGAAGCGGCAGGACAGCTATTTCCAGAGCCTGGTCTCAGCATGACGCGCCGCGTTGGACCCTGGTTGATGAGCGGTGGCCAGAACTCAGTCGTCGTCTGACTTATGTTCAGGAAGGTTCTTCCGTTTCGTTGATGCAAGCTCCTCCAGCTCTTTCTCCGTCATGCTGTCCTCCATTTCACGAGCAGCTCCTTTCAAGCTGCCTTTGGGGGCATCACCTCTCTTCGCCGCAAGAGCTGCGCCTGCGGCCTTCTGCTGAGCTTTCGATTTGGCGGGCATGGATTTGTCTCCTTTCCGGAGAGAAACCCATCACGCGGGCTAAGGTTTCAGCCCGATGACGGCTGCAGGACCTTCCCAGCAGCCTGCTTCCGAGTGCCAGCAACGCCTAAGCGCGGATTTGGCTTCGGTTTGAGGAATTTCAGATTCTATGGGCGCCGCGCCCTCGGAGAGATCACCATGGGTGCCGAATGAACCTCTTTCGCAAGATGTTTGGCCTGACCGATACAGCCCGGCCGCTGGATCTGCGTAACTACACAGATTTCCAGCCTGCATCAGGCCGCTCAGACACCGGACTCCCGGTCTCGGCCCAATCCAGCATGGCGCTGTCCTCGGTCTGGGGCTGCGTCAATCTGCTGGCCGGCACCATCAGCTCGCTGCCCCTGCAGGTCTATGCCGGGGCGGCGGACGGCGAGCGCAAAATCCTCCGCGATCACCCGCTCTATGGCGTTCTGCATGACAGCCCGAACGCGGATCAGACCGCGCTCGATTTCTGGGACTTCATGACCATGGCCATCGAGCTGTGGGGCAACGCTTATGCCCGGATTGATCGCGTGGCGGGCAAGATTGTCGCGCTCAGCCCGATCCGCCCGGATCGGATCTCTGTTCGCCGCGAGGCCAGTGGCGCGCTGCGATACCGCTGGTCTGATGCGGGGCGCAGCTATGAGCTGCCCGAGACGGAGATCCTGCACATTCGCGGGCCGGGTGGTGACCCGCTGGGCGGTATGTCGACGCTGTCCTATGCCCGCTCCACCTTCTCGCTCGCTATGGCCGAGAACGTCACGGCGGGCAGCCTCTATCGCAACGGGCTGCGCTCAACAGTGGTGATGAAGTTCAAGGACTGGCTCTCGGATGAGAACCGCGCCATCGCCAAGACAGCGCTGGCCGAGCAGTACATGGGCGCGGCCAATGCCGGGCGGCCCTTCATCGCAGAAGGTGGCGTTGAACTCGTGCCACTGACCCTCTCACCAGTCGATGCCGAGATGATGGCTTCGCGCGGCTTCTCGATCGAAGAAATCTGCCGCTTCTTCGGGGTGCCCCCGGTGATGATCCAGCACAGCTCGGCCACCACCAGCTGGCCCACAGGCGTCGAGCAGCAAGTGCTGCTCTTCCAGAAGTTCACCCTCAGGCGACGGCTGAAGCGGATCGAAAGCGCCCTCGTCAAGCAGCTGCTGAGCACGGCTGAGCGCGCCGCCGGCCTCTCGGTCGAGTTCAACCTCGAAGGCCTCCTGCGCGGCGACAGCGCGGGCCGGGCCGCCTTTTACGGCTCCGGCCTCAAAGATGGCTGGCTCACCATCAATGAGGTGCGCGCCAAAGAGAACCTCAAGCCCGTGGCGGGCGGCGACGTGCCGCGCGTTCAAAAGCAAAACGTGCCGATCACCCAACTGGAGGCGCTGATCAATGAGAGCTGACATGCAGACCAAACGCGGCGCCGCGCTTCTAGACATCAAGGCGCTGGAGGAGAAGGGCAGCTTTGAGGGCTATGCCAGCACCTTTGGTGGCGAGCCTGACAGCTACGGCGATATCATCGCGCCGGGCGCCTATGCCGAGAGCCTCGCCGAGCATGCCGCGCGCGGCACCATGCCAAAGATGTTCTGGCAGCACGACCCGCGCGAGCCGATCGGGAAATGGACCTCGGCCGTTGAAGACGGCAAGGGCCTCCTGGTCAAAGGCCAGCTGAACATGGGGGTGCAGCGCGCCCGCGAGGCCTATGAGCTTCTCAAGGCTGGCGACATCGACGGGCTCTCTATCGGCTATTCGATCCGCGGCTATGAGGTCGATGAGGACCGCAACGTCTGGACCCTCACAAAACTCGATCTGCGCGAGGTCTCGATCGTCAGTATCGGCGCGAATGAAAATGCCACCATCGCTTCGGTGAAATCCGAGCGGCGGCTGATTGAAGTTACCGACAAGCTCAAAGCCGGGGACCGGCTGACTGAGCGCGAACTGGAGCTGATGTTGAAGGGGGCCTTCGACTTCTCCAATTCACAGGCGGAGCGTGCCGCACGCGTCCTCCTGAAAGGCCAGGGGGATCCTGGCGCTGCGGCGAGCGGGCGTGCGTTTCTGCGCGCCCTCGCGGGCTGACGCCCAATCCCATTTCATCACTGGAGGACTCCATGTCTGGAGAAAAAACGGCTGAGCAACTGGCGGCCGAATTCAAGGCGTCGCAGGATGCGGCAAACGACAAGGTTAAGGCTCTGGCAGAAGAGGCACTCGGCAAAGCCAAATCCGGCGAGCAGCTCACCGAAAAGCTCAAGGGCGATGTCGATGAGGCGCTGGTCAAAATGAATGACCTCGGCGCGCAGATGACCGAGCTGGCCCAAAAGAT